CTCGGCCTCCTCGAGCGCGGACGGCACCAACATCGCACTGTATCCGTCAAGTTCGGCCATGACGCGCTACTTTGGCGGGCCCGCCTGGGTGGACTTCGGACTGCGCACCGCCGTGGACGCCGCCGTCACGCTGACCGGCAACTGGGAAGCCCGCGGCAACATGCTCAACCAACTGTAAATGTCGTCAGCCCAGGCCGAGCCAGATCAGCAGACGACCAAGGCCAAACGCGAGGCTGAACATCGCTGCATAACTGCCAACTGGAATGATCGTTAGACCAAGCCCGATCGCCCAGCCGGTGCCCATACGTCGATTGACCCAGCGTGTGGCGAAGATCCAAGCGGCGATTGTCAGCACTAGGGGCAACAGCAGCCAGAAGATCAGGCTGGCACCCGCTGAGCCAGCGAGTAGCGACACGGAGGCATCATCCTATGCCGCGTACGCGTAATGGTGCAATAAACGGACATGCCGTGCTGCGGCGCATGCCCGTGCGCACGGCGCGCGTGCAACTCGAAGGCGATTACGCAGACTTTTCTCTGGTGATGCGCAGCAATCCACCTATGCGCGTGTTCACCGACATGCAGGCGAATAACGACTTCGCGGCGTTGAGCGCAACGCTGCGTTCACTGATCATCGACTGGGATTTCGTCGACGAGCAGGGCGAAGCGCTTTCGGTAGGCAACCTCGAGGCCTGCTCGATCGAGCTCTTCGGCATGATCATCACCCGCTACCTGGCGACAGTCGCTGACGCGGCGCAGGTCCCAAAAGCGTAGAGGCTCAGATCATTGACTGGATCGCCGACCAGCGCCTCTCGCCGAATCCGAGCAAGCCGTTGCCATGGCAATACGCCAACGTGCTCATCGCCGAGCGCTTCGGCAAGTTTCCAGAGGAATGCGAGGACCGCCCGGCGGACGTCGCGCTGTTCTACAACACCATCCTGGGCATCGAAGGTCAAGCGAATCGACTCCTCAAGGACCTGCAGCCTGGGGACGAGTTGGTCCTGAGCCATGGCGACGACGACTGAACAACTCAACGTGGTGATCACCGCCCAGGACAACGCTTCGCGCGTGTTCCAGAGCATTGGCAATCAGATCAGCATCGCTGCGCGCGAGGTTGCCCGGGGCGCGCTGCTCGGCGTGGGCTATCAAGCTTTGGCTCGAGTGGGTGATGCCTTCGGCGCGGCTACCAATGCGGCGATCGGTTTCAACTCGACCCTCGAGCAATCCCGGATTGGCTGGGCCACCTTCCTTGGCGGAGTTGCGCAGGCCAACACCATGCTGCGCGACCTGCAGGACTTCGCCACCAGCACGAATTTCACGTTTCCCGAGGTCGACGTCGCCGCGCGGCGGTTCGTAGCAATGGGCATCCCCGTGGCGAACGTCATTCCGCTGCTCAGGAGCGTCGCCGAAGCGGCCCAAGCAACGGGAAGTGGCGCTGATGGGGTCAACCGCATTTCTCTGGCCCTCGGCCAGATGCAAAGCCGCACGCTCGTAACCGCACAAGACATGCTCCAGTTGACTGAGGTTGGCGTGCCGGCCTGGCAGATCCTTGCGCAAGCCACTGGCAAGAGTGTGGCCCAGATCCAGGATGCCGTGAGCAAAGGCCAGATCAGCGCTGACGTCATGATCACGGCCTTTCAACGGTTCGCCGATCTGAATTGGCATGACCTGCTGAACGTCAACACGTTCGAGGGCGCGGTCAGCAACCTGAAAGACGCGAGTCAGCAACTGATCGCGCAGGCATTCGAGCCACTCTTCGAGGCCGTCCGGAATCTGGCATTGAATGGCTTTGCGCTCTTGCGATCAGACGACATGAAACAGTTCGTGACGAATATCCAGAACGCCCAGGTGGCCATTGGCGCGTTTTTTCAGACCATCACGCAGAGCGAATCAACGATGAAGGTGCTGCAGGGCATCCTGCTCGGCATCTCGGCCGTGCTCGGCATAATGTTCGTCTCAGCGGTCGCAAGCGCGACGGCATCATTGTTGGCGTTCTTTGGTGCCATGCTCCTCGCTAACGCGCCACTAGTCGCCTTTGGCGTGGCGGCCGCAGCCCTCGGCGTCGTGGTCGTTGCCAATTGGGATGACATCAGCAAAGCCACCCAGGAAATGGCGACAAACATCGCCGAAACGCTGGGGCGGCTGGCCGACTGGGTGACCACCAGTTTTGCGCCGGCCATAGGTGCGGCACTCAAAGCGGTCTGGGAGCCGGTCGCCAATATTGGGATCGCGGCACTCAACGCACTGGCCGAAGCCTGGCAAAACTTCTGGAATCAGCAGATTGGAGCAACCGGGCAGACCGCCTTTGAACAGTTGCAACAACAGGCGCGAGAAGGGTGGGGAGGCTTCGTCGATATCGCCGCGCAGGCGATCGAAGCGGTCTTGCACGACTGGAATGCGCTGATCGGCTTCCTCCAGGGACTGCGTACGGCTGGCGTGCCGCTGGTTGGTGTCCTGGGCGCAATCGCCGATCAAACCCAGATCTCGACCGATGCCATCCACGATTTCGGCAATCAGGTGCGCGCGATCCCAGGCATTGCGACGCAGGCCTTTCAGGCTATCCAGAAGTTCGTCGTGCAGGACATTCCCGCAGCCGTCCAGAGAGCGGTCGACCTGGTCTTGCAAGCCGGCGGCGACCTCAGCCAACTCGGCGACAACATCACGCAAGCCTTGCAGCAGCGGGCCGATGAAATGGCCAAGGCCTTCGGGCAAATCGGCCAGCAGGGTGGTGCCGCACTGGGAAACGCACTGCTGCAAACGGCGAAGCCACTCATCGAACAGTTGACGACACTGCTCGCCCAAGTCGCGGCAGGTCCTGCGACCGCGGCGCTCGAGGACACACGGGCCACCATCGAGCGCGACAAACTCTTGCTGCAAGTTCGCGGGGTGCCGACCGAGGATCGTGCGGCCGCACGTCGCCAGATCCGTGAGCTCACTCGCAATGTCTTGCCCGCTCAGGAACTGCAGGCTTTCGACGTGAATCGCAACGTGGCGATCGCCCAGCGTGCGCAGACCGATGCTGAGCGCGCCGTCCAGATTCAGAACCTCCTAACCGAAGTCCAGCAGCGACAACAACAGGGGCAACCGGTATCGGTTCCACTTCAGGTCATCATCAACAACGCGGACGGCACTCAGCAGACCTACCAGGAATTGCTCGAGGCCAATCAAGCGGCGCAGCTTCCGCCAGTGGTGATCCAGTCGGGCGTGCGGAGGGCGGGGTGAGTGGCGACGTTCGTGATTGGCGCAACGACGGCCACCTTTCACGCGACGATTGTCTCAAGCGAGGACTCGGCTGGCGACCTCGAGCGACTCAACCTATCCATTCACGTCGACAACGACACGGCCTGGTTGACGCTGTTTTCACTGGTGACCACCAAGTACCACGTGCATGTCCCGATCTCGGGTTCGACGATCGTGGTCGATGTGGCCAAGGGCGCGGGCGCGGGCACGCTCACGATTTCAGGTTTGATTACGTGTCACGCGGTGATGGTCGACCTGCGGCGCAACCGCTGGACGAAGTCCGGGCATGAACTGGGCACGGCGACCTTCCTGGTGACGTCGATTCCATGACGACCACGGTGCGCGCCCTGAGCTGTAGCGTGACCTTCAATGCTGTGTCGCTGACGGATGTCATTCAGGCGCGCGGCCAGATCGTGGCCGACACCGGCTGGCCGACGTGCAGCGTGTTTGTCACGGCCAAGCCGGGCAGTGGCGAAGAAGACGCCGCGCTCAGCGTGACCGCCGGCGCCGGCAACAACGTCACCCGCTTTACAGGTGTGCTGCGCGAATTCCGCAGCGTCGGCTTTCCAAAGTCGATCGAGCTCGTTTGCTCGGGCACGCTCGCCTATGCAGAGGACTGGGCTCCTCACGAGGACCTGGTGTATGTCTCGGGTTCCGGCTTCCTGAGTGCCGACTCGAACGATATGGACCCAGCCACCGACCAGGTGCTCGTACGCGCCATTCTGGATGCGACGCCGAACGTTACCTATACCAGCGGCGACATCGCCGGCACTGGCATCACGCTCGGCAGTGAGGCACCGGACGCGTTTACTTGGAAAGCTGGTGTGTCAGCCTGGCGCATGATCCAGCAACTGGACCGCGCGACTCTATACCGGACGTACCAGGATCGCAACGGGGCCATCAAACGCGTTCAGATGGTCGGTCATCCGAGTGGGTCGCCGTCCTTCACGCTGGCTGACGATGATGTCCTCGACGGTTCAACAGGGACCCGCGAGACGACGCGGACGCGTAACGGCGTGCTCGTGACAGGCCACGATTATGGCAAGGGACTTGGCCCCGTTCAGGCCACGCGTACGGGGTCATTTCACGGCTGGGCGACGCGTTGGGACAAATTCTCGAGCGACATGATCGAGTCGGGCGAAGACCCGCCGGGGACGCCTGACGGCCTCGGCGGGCTCCAGGCGGGCGACATCGCCGATGCGGTCCTCGATGACGTACTGAAGGAATTCGTCGAAGCAAGCGTGCCGACCTGGCGCGACGACACTATTGAGCCCGGTGTGACCATGCTGCTCGACTGCCTGAATCGGCTGGCCATCGGTGAAAACCTCTGGGTTCAGGGCTACAGTTGGGAAGTCACCGACAACTGGACGGCCACGCTCACCTTGAGCGGAGGCGGAATCTGATGGCCGACAAACAGGCGATCGCGGTGTTCGAGTCGGTCTATCGACGGACCGATAAGCAGATCCGCGACATTCTGGCCGCCCAGGAGCCTGGCCTCGCCGAGGTGGACACGATCAACGTGATCATCGGCGACGGCGCCAATGTCATCACGACAGGCATTGCTGCGGCACTGCGCGTGGATTTCAACGCCAACATCACCGGGAGTTTCCTGCACGAGTTCGACGGCACGACGGGCAGCATCGTCCTCGACATCAAGAAAGCGCTCTACACCGGCAGTTCGCCAAGCTTCTCGAGCATCGTGGCGAGCGCGCCACCGACGATCAGCTCAGGTCGCTACGCCGCGGACACCACGCTGACCGGCTGGACGACGGCGATCAACCGCGGGGAGGTCTTGCAGTTTTCCGTGACCAGCGCATCCACCGTCAAACGCATCCTGGCGACCCTGCGTATTCGCCGACTCGAGCCGTAAGGAGGTCTCATCGTGACAATTACCGCCAAGTGCTATGGACAAGTCTTCGCAAGCGCGTTCAATAAAGAATTGGACGGGGACAGCGACGCCATCACGGTGATGCTGACCACCTCGGGCTATACGCCTGATCAGGACGCGCACCGCTACAAGTCGAGCGTCACGAACGAGGTTGCATCCAGCGGTGGCTACACGGCGGGCGGCAACACGCTGACGACCTGCACGATCACCTACACGGGTGCTACCAACGTGCTCATGCTGGACGCCGACGATACGTCGTGGACCTCGTCGACGATCACCGCGCGCACCGCGGTCGTCTACGACAGCACGCCCGGCACTGACGCCACGCGCCCGCTGGTGTGCTACCAGCAATCCGACGTGGACATCGTCAGCTCCGGAGGCACGTTCCAGATCACCTGGAGTGCCAGTGGTATCGTCCAAATTACAGTAGCTTGAAACGTACCATTTTGGGTACTCTCATGTGGTGCGAAGGAAGCATGCTGACGCTTACGAGCAGGACCCCGATGGCTCTTGGTGGTATGTCGCGAACAATCGGCGATGGCGAGCAACGCTCATCGAGTGTGCCCATTGCGGCAACGAGGTCCCCAAACGCGCGAATAGGAAGCCGATGCGAAGTGGCAATCCCGTGTATTGCAGTTATGCATGCGCGAGCATGGGCCAAAACCGAGCAGCTGCCATGCATTCGCCGCCAGGCCCGCAGCACCACAATTGGCGCGGTGGCCACTACATCACCAAGAACGATTACGTGATGGCGTACGCACCCAATCATCCACAAACGCGAAAGGGATACGTCTTCGAACACCGGCTTGTCATGGAGCAGATGCTTGGCCGGTACCTGCTCACGCACGAGAACGTTCACCACCGGAATGGCAACCGTCAGGACAACCGTCCTGAAAACCTCGAACTTTGGGATCGCGGACAGCCATCAGGTCAACGCCCAAGTGAGAAGCGGCATTGTCCGACGTGCACCTGTGCGGAGGTCTAAGACCTATGTCTTTTTCTGAGGTCGACCTGATCGCCATCGACGAGCTCACGGCTATGGCGAAGATGCCTGGCACGCTCAAGATCATTACCAACGCGCATACCTGCGGCGTCGATCTCGTGCCGCGCGATACGGCCGATCTGATGCTGTGCGCGCAGTATCAGTACCCGGTCACTGATCCGCGGCATTTCGTGCTGCACGATGTGGTCAAACTCGAATCGCGCGAAGACAAAGGCCGCGTTCGCGTCTATTCAGCCGAGGGCGACTACACCGAGGGCAAGCCCGAAGCTGTGCTGTCGCGGCTGAGGCAGTGGCGAGTGAGCTGAGGTGGCCTGGGCGTATCGCGCCAGCAGTTACGCCAACAACGGGGCTGGTACGGCCATTGTCAGT